GGGCGCGGGGGCCCCGGGCCCCGGTGGCGACCAGGAGCGCTCGGGCTCGGGCACCGAGCACACGACCTCGTCCACGACCGCCCAGGATCGCGATCCGGGCCACTACCGCAGCGCGGTAGAGGGCGGGGAGCACTCGTTTTTCACCGACCTTGTCCGGGCCCGTGAGGGCGACGAGGAGGCGGCCACCCGGTTGACCGAGCACAACCGCGCGCTGTCCACGACCGTGTCCGGCGCGGGCATCGTGCCGCCCCGGTGGTTGACCGAGGAGTACGAGAGCCTGGCCCGGCAGGGCCGGGTGCTGGCCGAGATGGTCCGGCACATCCCGATCACCTCCCCGGCGCCGATGACGCTCCCGCGGCAGACGGCGGGCACCGATGCGGTGATCGCCGAGCAGGCCACGGAGAACACGCACCCGTCCGAGACCGATGCGTTTGCGACCACCACCGACGTCGTGACTCCCAAGCCGACGAGCGGGATCCAGGTGGTCTCCCGGCAGATGATCGACGCCACCAACCCGGCCGTCGACGCGCTGATCTACGGCGACATGCTGAGCGTCTACAACCGCAAGGTCGAGGACAAGGTCAGCGCGGCGCTCGTCTCGGCCGCCGGTGCGGCCGTGATCGCACTGGCCTCCGACGCAACCAACTTCACCGCAGCGGCGGCCGAGGACGCGATCACCGATGCGGCCATCGCGGTCTGGAACGCGCGCAAGCTGCCCGCGGACGTGATCGCGATGCGCACCTCGCGGTGGGGCCGGTTCATGAAGTTCCGCGACACCGCCGGGCGGCGCCTGTTCCCCGCGGAGGAGCAGCTCGTGAACGTCTCCGGCCGCGGGTCGGTCACCGTCCCGGGCTCGGTCGGTGGGCTCGGCGTGGCGGTCACCGAGGGCCTGGGCATCGGTGGCGCGACCTATCCGGAGAACATTCTCGTTTTCCGGTCGGCGGACACCATTCTTTTCGAGGGCTCCGTCCTGCGATTCCGGTACGAGGAAGTGGCCGGGCCGGAATCGGTGAAACTCGGCGTCTGGGCCTACACCGCGTGCATCGTGCGGCAGGCGGCCAACTCCGTCCGTCGCGTGCAGATCACGGCCGCGTGAGCGGGAAGGAATCGGAGAAATGGCAGACGACACCAGCACCAGCGCCAGCGCGGCCCCCACGTCCGCAGCGTCCGCAACGTCCGCACCGGATTCCGGTGCCGGGACCTCGGCCAGCAAGACGGCCGCCGGAACCTCCAGCACCACCGCCACGAGCGAGACGGTGGCCGGGGCCGAGTCCGGCGCGCCGGGCACCGGCGGGCACGAGCCGCGGGGTGGCGCCGGGCCGGAGGGTGGCCCGGTCCCGGGCGACCCTACGACCGAGCCGGTGGCCACGGCGGCACAGAGCCACGTCGTGGGCCGGGTAGGGCCCCCCTCGATCGCGCAGGACAGCGACGCGCCCTGGCACACCCCGGAAGGGGTCGGCCAGGTCCGGCCGGGCCAGGTGCTCGACGCGAGCACGGTCGTCGAGGGCGGGCACCTGGAGACCGCGCCGCTACCGTCCGCGCTCGGCGCGGGCCCGTACGGCGGGGACACCCCGGCCGACGACAAGCCGAACACGATCAAGGCGACGACCCCGGGCGAGGACGAGCCGGGGGTCAACGAGCTGCCGCCGAACACGCCACTTCCGGGCGACGCCAAGTCGTCGAGCAGCCTCACCCCGACCGGCGTCCCGACCGGCAAGGCGGCGGCCGATAGCACGGCTACCAGCGGTGACGACAAGGGGGCCGCGTCCCCATTGTCGGGGTCGTCCGGTACCTCTGAGGCGGGCAAGACCACGACGGCGCCGGGCACGTCCGGATCGCCCACCCTCCCCACGGAGGGCTCGGCGTCGTCCCCCCATCCCGGGTCTGACGGCGATTCCGAGACGGCGGACTCGGGCACCGAGGGATCCGACACGGACCCGGCCGAGTCCGGCGGAACGTCCGAGCCGTCGGGCTCGGCCGGGTCTTCCACGAGCAAGCCGAGCACGAGCGGCTGAGCCATGCCGTGGGCGCCGGAGTACGCGACCGTTGACGAGATCCACGACTTGATCCGCATCGATGACGACGCGGACGACGCGGTGATCGAGGCCGCGCTCTCCGGCGCCTCCCGGGCGATCGACCATGCCTGCGACCCGCGGCCGGGGCACTGGCGCCAGTTCGGCCGGACCGACACCCCGCAAGATCGTTGGTTCACCCCGTCCCGGCGCGGCTACTCGGCGCCCTGGCGTGATCAGTGGGTGGCGGTCACCGACGACATCGCCAGCTCGTCCGGCGTCCTGGTGGCGGCCGACCTCACCGGGGACGGCAGCTACGTCGAGATCACCGGGACGACCTTGCTCCCGCGCAACGCGGGCGCGCAGGGCCTCCCCTGGGACTCGATCTTGTTTACCGGTAGCTCGATGCCGATCCCGCCGATCATCGCGGAGTCGGTCAAGGTCACCGCGGAATGGGGCTGGCCTGCCGTGCCGGGCCCGATCCACGAGGCGTGCCTGATCCAGACCAACCGGCTGATCATGCGCCGGGACGCGCCGTTCGGGGTGGCCGGGAGCCCGGAGGTCGGATCCGAGGTGCGTCTGCTGGCGCGGCTGGATCCCGACGTCGAGGCCATGGTCCGGCCGTACATGCGCAAGATCGGGACGGTGCTCGAATGATCTTGCGTGAGGTGATGGACGACCTGGGCGAGGCGCTCAAGGTCATCGACGGGCTGCGGGTCAAGCCCTACACCGAGCAGCGGGTCATGGCGCCGATGGCCATGGTCAGCTTGCCGCGGACCTACAGCTACGACGCGACGTTCGACCGCGGGTCCGACGACATCGAGATCCCGATCGTGGTCATGGTCGGCCGGATCGACGCGGAGTCGGCACGGAATGCGCTCGGTCCGTATGTCGATCCCACCGGCCCGGACTCGATCAAGGCGGCCGTCGAGAATCATAAATCAACCGTCTGGGACATCGCGCACGTCATCGACGTGCAGTTCCTCGTAATGGCTTCGTCGGGTACGGAGTACCTGACCGCAACGTTCCGGGTGCGCATCGTCGGCTCGGGAAGGGGATAGAGCAATGGCGTTCGTTCACGGTAAGGGCGTCGTGGTCTCGCTCGGCGGAGACGACCTGTCGGTGTTCGGCACCTCGTGCGAATACGAGCTCAAAGCCGATGCGCACGACGTGACCACGTTCGGTCAGGACACCAAGGTCTTTAGCGGTGGACTCAAGGAATCCACGATGAAGATCGAGGGCAACTACGACTCGACGGCCAGCACGGGCCCCCGGGGAATCATCGAGCCACTCGTGGGCGAGGTCTCGGAGATGATCTATCAGCCGGAGGGCACCGGGACCGGGAAGCCCACCCGCACCTGGGATGCGCTGTGCACGAGCTACGTGGAGACGGCGCCGGTCTCGGACATGATCAAGTTCACCGCGCAGTTCCAGGGCTCGGGCTCGGTGGCCACCAGCACGAGCCCGTAGTTGACACGGGGCTGTCAACACCCGCACGGCACCTATCCATCACGGGACTCGGACGACGTGAGGCAGAGACATGGACGAGGAATACCGCCCGGATCTGATTGGCACGGACACAAGCGGCAGCGTCGCGGCTATCGGCGACATCGACCCGGGGCAGATCGTCGATAAGGCGGCGCTGCTATCCGGGGCAGCGGCGGTCGAGTTGACGGCTGTCCCCGTTCCGGGGTTCGGCCTGATCAAGGTCAAACCGCTGTCCCGGGCCCAGGCGATGAGCGTCTATAACCGCGATCTCGACGCGGCCGAGATGGAACAGGTGCTCGTGTCCTATGCCGCGGTCGAGCCGACGTTCACCCGCAAGGAAGTGGCCCGCTGGCAGGAGATCGATACAGCGGGCGGCGCCCTGTCCAAGCTCGTGCACGTGATCATGGAGATCTCCGGAATGGAGATCGGGGCGGGCAAGGCGGCATACAAACGATTTCGAGGCGCGGCCGGATGAGGAGTTCGCCTATTTCCTGGCCAAGGAACTAGGGATGACCGTGGCAGATCTCCTCACGCGAATGAGTAATAAGGAGTTCGTCGAGTGGACGATCTACTACGGCCGCCGCGCGCAGGAGGCGCAGCTCGCCCGGGGTGGGTGATCCCCCGTGGTGCGTGATCGCGACATCGACGTCGAGGTCGACGGCATCCCGCACGTGTTGGCCTGCCTCGCGGCGCTCGATCACACCGTCGACGACCGGGCCGACGAGGTGATCAAGGACTCGGCGGAGACGGTGGCCAGCCGGACCCGGGCCCTGATGCCGGTCGGCCCGGTGCCGCACGGGCACGCGCGTAGCTCCGTCGAGGTCGTGCGCACCGAGGGCCTGGCGGCCACGGTGAGCGAGGGCTCGGCCCGGTTCCCCTACGTCGGATGGCTGGAGTTCGGCGGCCACGTCGGGCGGCGCCACGCAGTGGCCCGGCAGTGGATCCCGCGCGGCCGGTACCTGTTCCCCTCGCTGTCCACGGTCCGGCCGGGACTGACGCCACAGATGCACGAGGCCATGCGCCGGGCAGCCCGCGAGGCGGGCTGGGATCCGGACGGCTGACCCATGGCACTGACCGGCGGACCCACCGTCACGCTGCGGTTCAAGGGCGACGCGGACGATCTGCACCGGACCGTCGCGGGCGTCCGGACGGCGGTCGCGGGACTGGCGACCGCGGGCGTCGGGCTGGCCGGGACGGTCGGCGTGGTCGGCGCGCTCGGTGCCGCCGCGAGCGCGGCCGTGGTCTCGGTGGCGGCGCTCCCGGCGGCCTTCCTCGGGATCGGCATCGCGGCGGCGGCCCAGACCGAGCAAGTCAAGACGCGGTTCACCGCGATGAAAGATCATGTCGTCGCGGAGACGACCCGGCTGGCCGCCCCGATCCAGGCCGAACTACTGCACACCGCGGACTCGGTAGAAGCCGCGTTCAACCGGATCGCCCCCTCGCTCGGGCGGATCTTCGAGATGACCGCGCCGCATCTCAAGATCTTTACCGACGGGGTGACCTCGCTCGTCGAGCGGGCGATGCCCGGCTTCGAGACGGCCATCGCGAACGCCACCCCGCTCGTCGGGGCGTTTGCTCGCGGGCTCGATTATCTCGGGACCGGTATCGGCAATTTCTTCGCGGAACTGTCCTACGGGACTCCCGGCGCGGTTAAGGGCATGGACGCGCTGTTTAAGCTCACCCGGGATTTACTGGTCTACCTAGGCCATTTAGTGGGCCAACTCGCGAACTCCCTCGGCCCGGCGTTCGCGGCCCTGGAGCCGTCGATCATGGTGGTTGTGCGGGCCCTCGGGGAGGGCCTGCTCTCGATCGTGCAGACGCTCGCGCCCTACGTCGGCACGCTGGGCCACTCGATCGCGGAGTTCCTCACTGCGGCCCTGGACGCGGCCATCCCGGTGGTCAACGCGATCTTGCCCTTGCTGGCCGAGTTCGGCGGGATGCTCATGGACTCGGTCACCCCGATCCTGCGCGAGCTGGGCCCGGTGCTGGCCGAGGTCGTGCGGGAGCTGGCCGACGGGCTGCGCCCGGTAATCCCGGTGGTGGCCGCTGCCTTCCGCGAGATGGCCCCGACGATCTTGGAGATCGCACGCGACGCGGGCCCACTTCTCGCCGAGATCATCCGGGTGCTGGCCCCGCTGTTCCTGGAGCTGGTGAGCGGTGCCCTGGACTTGACCAACGCGCTGCTGCCGGTCATCCCGCCCTTGCTGGAGATGGCGAACAACGCGATGCCGCTGGTGGCCGGGGTGATCAAGGACGTGCTGATCCCGGTGATCAAGTGGCTGGTGACCGAGTTCGTCGGCCTGATCGACTACGGGGTCAAGATCGCGGAGTCGTTCGCGGACCTGTCGGTGCGCTGGCGGACCTACTGGGACGAGATCAAGGCGGCGTTCGCGGACGCGGACGCCAGGATCCGCGCGGGCATCGAGGGGTTCGCCTCGCTCGGCGAGACCGCCCGGCGGCACTGGGATGCGATGTACCAGGCGATCAAGGGCAAGATCGAGGAGATCGTCGCCTGGGCGGCCGACTTCCCGAGACGGATCATCGACGCGATCATGGGCTACGTGACCCGGTTCCGGGACGCGGGCGCGGCCCTGATCGAGGGGTTCTCCCAGGGCATCGAGTCCAAGGCCGAGCGGGCGAAAGAGGCGGGCATCGTCACGGTGCAGGGTGTCGATGCGGTGTTCCCGCAGTCGCCTCCGCCGGAGGGCCCGTTCGCGGGCTCGGGCTGGACCTACTACCGCGGTCAGTCGCTCATCGACGGGTTCGTCGAGGGCGTCCGGGCGGCGGCCCCGCAGCTCTACGCGCAGATCACCAGCGTGGTCGGCCAGGCGCAGGGGCTCATGGCCGCGGTGGGCGAGGTCGCGCAGCGGGTCATGTCCGGCGGGCAGATCTTCGAAGACTTCTCCTACCAGGGGATGAGCGCCAACCTGGCCCGGTACAACGACATGATCAGCAAGGCGGTGCAGGGGGCCAAGGTCAACTGGGACCCGCGCTCGGGCTCGGGCTCGGCCAGCATGGGCGGGCTGGAGCTGAAAGTCGCCCCCGGTGCTGACAGCGCGCTGTCATCGATGCTGATGAACCTGGTACGGACCGGCCAACTCCAGCTCGCGAGGGCCTGACCGATGCCTCTTGCTGCGACCTACCGGGGCCGGGTGGACGGGGCGGTCGGCGCGTCGAGCGTGGTCTCCGGGCCCATCCCGGTCACCACCGGTGAGGCGTTCGTCATTGCGGTGTTCGCGGACTCGCTCTACGAGGACACCACGGCCGTGGTCACCGCGACCGGCATGGGCATTAACTGGCCGATGACGAACACGTTTATGGGCAATGTCGACGACGGCGCGTTCGTCGGCATCTATGCCGCCATTCCGTGTCCCTTTACCGGGACGACCACGGTCACGGTGACCACGGCCGGATCCCCCTCGGCCTATCGGCGCCCGTCATTCATGATGTGGTCGGTCACCGGTTACGACCCGGCCGATCCGGTGTTCGCCCGTACCACGGTCGACACGTTCGGCTATCCGACGATCAACACGACGCTGCGGTCCACCCCGGGC